CCAGACGCAGTTCTAAATTATACATTTGACTGGTCAAACTGGTTAGCAAGTGGTGAATCAATCACTAGTACGGTATGGTCAGTGGATAGTATAAGTGGCGATAGTGATCCTTTAACGGTAGATAGTTATACAACGCACAGCAACGGTAAAAAAACAATCGTAGTATTAAGTGGCGGTACAGCAGGAAACATCTATACGGTAAGAAACACAATCAACACAGACGATTCAGAAACTGAAAGAAAGTTCTTTAGAATAGTATGTAAAGACCGCAGTTTCTAAAAACAAGGAAAGCACAAAATTATGAAAATAGAATACCGTTCAATAATGGATATTCGCCCATATGATAAAAACCCAAGAAAAATAAGCAAAGGGGTTGAAGTAGTGGCGGAAAGTATCCAAAAGTATGGATTTCAACAACCTATTGTAGTAGATAAAGATGGTGTAATTATAGTTGGTCACACAAGGTATCAAGCAAGTAAAAAATTAAACTTACAAAGCGTACCGGTACTAGTAGCAGACAAACTAAATGAAGATCAAGTACGAGCGTACCGCATTATGGATAATAAAAGCGGAGAAAAAACGCAATGGGACGATGGACTACTGATAGAGGAACTAGAAACACTGCTAAAAAACGATAATATACAAGAATTAGCAAGTGACACAGGGTTCAGCGAAAGCGAATTAAACAAATGGTTCAGTACAACAGATGTGGATAGCATATTACATGAACCTATACAAGAACTAGTAAGAGCTAAACCAAAAGAAGTTTATCATTTGGGAGAACACCGTATAATGTGTGGCGATAGTACTAGTGATGACGATCTAAAGACGCTTATGGGCGACGTACAGGCAGATTTAATATGGGAAGACCCACCATACGGAATCAGTTATGCAACGGTCAATAACGTCAATAAAACAGAACAAGAAAGACAAACTTGGGACGCAAAAAACAAAATTAAAAACGATGATCTAACAGAGGATGAATTATATAACTTATTGGACCGTCACGTACAAGCAATATTACCGTACTGGAAACCCGGAGCGGCAGTATATTGGTGTCACGATATAAGATTTAACAACGGACTAGTACAAATACTAGAAAGACACAACATAAACGTAAATGACACACTTATATGGCGTAAAAATACAGCAAGTAATTGGATCAATAACTACGCAAGGTTCTATGAACCTATTATATATGGATGGTTAAGAGGTAGTGATCACAAATGGTATGGACACGGTATGAACCCAAACGCATACAACTTAGACGAATTAAACGATATGACAAGAGACGAACTTATAAAATTAATACGCAAGACTCATACAAATTATCAAGAGTTCAACAAAGTAAATAATCAGCAAGCCGCAAAATGGCACCCTACGGTAAAGCCACCTAAACTGATAGCGTATCATATTATCAATAGTACAAGACCTACAAACGTAGTATTTGACGGATTTATGGGTGGCGGTAGCACACTTATAGCCTGTGAAAAAACAAGCAGAATAGCAAGATGTATGGAGTACAAACCCAAGTATATAGACGTAGCAATACAACGCTGGGAAGACCATACAGGACTAAAAGCAACTAGAAGTGACGGTGTATTATGGGGCGAAATAAAACCTGAACCGGAGGTACAACATGGCGGATAGAAAAGACGCAAAATGGGGAACAATGACCAAGGAAGGTCTAATAGTGGGCCGCGGTGAGAATCAGAAAGTAGTACCGCCTGATGAAGTAATAGCACTAGCAAAACTTCATTGTACATATAAAGAAATGAGTGACTTCTTTGGGATCAATGTAGAGACGCTAAAATACAACTTTAGTGATTTGATTGCAAAAGGGAGGGCAGAAACTAAACAGGCCCTACGTAAAGCACAAATTAAACTAGCACTCAACGGAAACGCAACAATGCTAGTGTGGTTGGGAAAAAATATGTTATCGCAGTCAGAATCCGGAGATACAACCAGCGATGAGAATCAAGTACTACCTTGGGTGGAGAATGAATGAAACTAACACCAGTACAACAACAGGTTGCAGACGATAAAAATAGATGGCGTATCTGCGTAGCAGGGCGACGTTGGGGCAAGACGTTTCTTTCAATAAGAGAAATGTGTTATTTCGCAAGAGAACCTAACAAGACCATATATTACATAGCACCCACATATAGAATGTGTCGCAACATCGTATGGGACGCTCTAAAAGATAGACTGATACAATTAAACTGGATTAAAAAAATTAATGAAACAGACTTAAGAATAGATTTAGTAAATGGTTCTAAAATCTATCTTCGCGGTGCAGACAATCCTGATAGGTTAAGAGGTGTGGATATAAGCGGTATAGTAATATTTGATGAATACGCGGACATAGACGAGGATATATGGACGGTAGTAAGACCATCACTAGCAACTAGTCAAGCCAGTGCCATGTGGATTGGCACGCCTAAGGGAAAAGGTAATCATTTATATGAATTATTCCAATGGGCCCAAGGACAACAAAACTGGAGTACATATAAATTTACAAGTGCAGAGGGCGGACAGATTCCACAAGAAGAGATAGACGCCGCACGTAGAGAAATGGATCCAAGACAATTTAAACAAGAGTTTGAAGCGGACTGGGTGGACTATAAAGGACTAGTATATTACGCATTTAACGAAACACACGTTAAACCATATACAGGACCTAAACCACAACAAGTACTAGTGGGAATGGATTTTAACGTAAGTCCGGGTTGTGCAACCATTGGAGTACAAGAGCCATGGGGCATACACATTATAGATGAAATAGAATTATTAAACACAAACACATTTGAGATGGCGGAAGAGATCAAGAAAAGGTATCCTAATACAATAATAAAAGTATTCCCGGATCCTGCAGGATCACAAAGACGTTCGTCATCCACTACAACCGACCACAAAATCTTATACAACGAGGGATTCAACGTATTCGTACGCAGAGCTCACCCGGCTGTAAAAGATAGAATCAATAGCGTTAATAGTGCATTTAGTAGCGGTAAGATACTGATAGATCCTAAATGTAAAAGCCTACGTAATTGTTTGAATAAACTTTCGTACCGTGACGGAACAAATGAACCAGACAAAAACAGCGGCTATGATCATTTACTTGACGCACTGGGGTACAAAATTGAATACTTGTATCCAATTAAAAAAATAATAACACCACGGGTTGAACCACAGCGATGGGCGGTAAATTAAACACCTAATCGTAAAGTTTGGTAAATAACAATAAGGAACATACAATGGACAAGAAAACTTTAGATCACGTTCACCCGGACTACGCGGCTAACATAGCCCGCTGGCGTTTATATTCAGACTCCTATCAAGGTGGTGCCGCATATAGAAACGGTGAATACTTATACAAGTATCAACTAGAAACAGGCGGAGAATATAATCAACGCTTAGACGAAACACCTTTAGAAAATCATTGCAAACGTACGGTAGATAGTTATACATCATTTATCTACGGAGCAACAATAGAAAGAGACTATGGATCAATAGCAAACAATCCTAATTTAGTACCTTTCTTAAAAGACGCGGATATGGACGGACGTAGTTTCCACGCATTCATACGTGAGAGTGCAAAAATGGCTTCAATATACGGTAGCGTATATATATTTGTGGATAAGCCTACAACAAACGTAAGTACAAGAGCGGAAGAACTGGGACAAGGTATTAGACCTTATCTATCACTAGTAAGTCCTGAAAATGTAATAGACTGGAAATATTCAAGACTGCCAAATGGAGCAGTAATCTTAACGTACTTAAAAGTGTGCGTAGAGAAAACATCTGAATATAGAACATTTAAAATTTATACGCCGGAAGAAACAATGACGGCTATAAGTTATAGCGACAATGAAATATATGAGATCACAGAAGTAATAGCAAATGAACTAGGCGAGATTCCATGCGTAGTACTATACAATAATAGAACATGGGACCACGGAATTGGGATCAGCGACATCGCGGACGTAAGCGATATTCAACGTTCAATCTATTCAGACTATAGTGAGATCAATCAATTAATTAAATTAAGTAATCATCCTACATTGGTAAAAAGTCACAGCACGTCAGCGAGTGCTGGCGCAGGCGCAATTATTGAAATGCCAGAAGATTTACCGGGTGATCTTAAGCCATACTTATTGACGCCTAGCGGACAAAATATAACTACACTGCTAGAAACAATCAACAGAAAAGTTGAAGCAATTGACAAACTTACACACTTAGAATCAGTCACAGGACAACGTACAGCACGTTCTGGCGTAGCAATGATGATTGAACAAAAAGCATTAGCAAGTCTATTAAGTGATAAAGCAAGTAATTTGCAACTAGCAGAAGAACAAATATGGCGACTATGGTGCCTACTTGAAGGTACGGCTTGGGATGGAGAGATTTACTATCCTGATAGTTTTGATACTAGAGATAGACATCAAGACTTAATAAATTTAAAACTAGCAACAGAAATTGGTGTTAGTGATCCAAGGTTAAAGAAATATATTGAACAATCAATTGCAAGTGCAATCGTTGATGACGAAGTTGCACTAGAAGAGATAAACGAATCAATTATGAGTGATAACTTCGTACCGCATACAATGTACGATGCTCAAGGTAATCAGTATCAAGCAAATAGTCAAGCAGATCACGAAAGATACGAAGCACTAGGCTACACTCACGAACAAGTAATGGTGAGTGATGACACAAACGAGGGCTAAACCCTGGGGCGATAGAACAGACTATTGTCAAGCGGATATAGAATACTGGAGCGAGCGACAAAAAACATATGTACCTACGCCTAAGGTAGTACTGGTAAAAAGAGCGGTGTATCAATCAAGTATCATACAAAGAGACCTCCCATGGTTATGGCAGGTGGATAAAAGAGAAACTAGTATTGATATAAATGATTGGGAGATGAATACGGTGCCAATGCAATATTGTGGAGCAGGCTTAAGACGTGGAGAATATTGGAGCGGTAATTTCTTAGACTGGTGCAGTTGTTATGGCTTAACAAGTTGGTATGCAGGACACAGCCATAGTTCAGTCACAACCGTTGAAACAAATAACGTATTAAAAAAAATTACAAAAGCCAATTTAAAAAGGCTAGGAACAGAATTCTATGAACAAAAGTTTATAGATTTAAATTGTACAAAATACAATTTAATATATGCAATTCAACAAATTGATTGGAGTGCATACGATACAATAAGAATAGGTAGTGATTCATATAGTACAATATATGACGCTGTCAAGAATCAATTACACAATTGTAAATTGATCATATACAAACCTAGTTTACAATTTAAAAATAAACTAGAAAGCGATGGGTGGACCTTTATAGAGAATCCCAAAGGTGTGGATTATTTTACAAAGTGATAAATACAAGCATAAAAGAGGAAACACATGACTGAAGTAAATCAGGTTGAGGCCACTGAAGCCGCTGTACATAGTACAGAAAATCAGGACGAATCTGCTAACGCAACGTTCACCCAGGACCAGTTAGACAGAATTATTGAAGACCGTTTGGCTAAACAACGCAGAGCGTTGGAAAGACGATACGCTGGGGTAGATCCAGAACACTACAGAGAACTTGTAAGTGTTGAGGAGCAAAAGAAACTGGAGGACGCCAAGGCTAAAGGTGAGTTTGAGAAAATCTTAAAAGACACCGTTAGCAAAAGTAATGCAACTATTGAACAATTACGCAATGAACTTCATAGCGTAAAAGTTGATGGTGCAGTTCTATCAGCCGCAAATAACTTGGGTGCCATTAACGCACAACAAGTAGCACAATTGATGAAAAATCAATTTAGACTAGCGGAGGACGGAAACGTAGAAGTCTTAGATAAAAATGGACAACCACGTTATAATAACAAAGGCGAACCAATGGAAATAGCGGACGCTGTTAAGGAATTCTTAGAAGCATCACCGCATTTCTCTCGTCCCACTCCGGCGGGAACAAACAGCAAGTCAAATTTATCTCCAAATACAATTGAGAAGTTTGACTTAGAAAGTTTAGACTTAACAAAGCCTGAACATCGTAAATTATACAGGGACGCAAAAGCAAAAGGCCTTGTATAATATAATAACAAAAGCCAAAAGGAGAAATTAAAATGGCAGATTCATACTTTTCAGCACAATGGAACTCATCACAACAGGGTTTAATTGTACCGGTAAAAAGTGCAACCGTATATGCCGCGATGGAGCAATCTTTGTTCCTTGGTGGTGAACTAATTCCGGTTGTAAATGCACCTAACGGTGTACTACAAGTACCTGAACTAGCAGAAGTGACTGCAAGTTCATTAGCAGGTGGAACAATTACTACAGACGTAAGCAACACGGTTCCTACTGATACAAAAAACACAATTACAGCAGACTTAATTGCGGCTCGCAGTGTCATTCGCGACCTGGGAAATGTTGATCCAGCAGAGATCGGCAGAATGTTAGGGCTCGCAGTGGCCAAAAAATTTGACCAGTCTGTATATACAGCACTAGATGGTGCAACAGCAAGTACAACTGACTCAGAGCCTTTAACTATTGACGCAATCTTTGATGCAGTACAACAAATCAGAGGTCAAGGTGAACAAGGACAATTGTTCTCAGTGGTGACACCAGCAGGTGCAACAGCAATACTAAAAGAAATTGGTACAGCCGCATATGCAGGTTCAGACACTTTCCAAGCGGAAGCATTACGCAGAGGCCTAATTGGATCGCTTGCAGGTGTACAATTCTTTGTTAGCTCATACATTTCAACAGCAAACACTACAGGATACATTTTTGGTAAAGACGCATTAAGAATTGCGATGCAAAAAAATGTTGACTTAGAAGTAGGCCGCAGAATTGAAGCGGTAGGCGTAGACTGCGTAGCAAGTTTACACGCGGCAGTTGGTATGATTGACGCAACAAGAGCAGTTAAACTAATCAACGTATAATAACTTTAAGAGTGTGGGGTAGCAACACCCCACACCTATACACAAGGAGAAAACAAAATGGCTTTATTTACAGAAGCGGACATGAAAGAATATATGCCAGATCTTCATAATTATGGGATCCAGGACTTTTCAGACATGATTGCAAAAACAGATGAGGACATCTATAGACTTCTCCGTATAGAGTGGTTTCCAAAACTTACAAGTCGTAGCACTGGTGCTAGTTCTTGGGAAAGTTTTGATACTAATAAACTTAAAGACAGCCAGCTCAAAAGAAGTGCAGTATATTATTGCTTACACAAGTACGTTCTTCCTAAACTAACGCAATGGGCTGTAGAGGGTGATTCGTTTCAAACACAAATCAAATTCTACAGAGATGCATTTGAGGAAGAGTTTGCAATAGCAACAAAAGAACTATACTACGATTGGGATGGTGACGGTGTTTACGAAAGCGACGAACATGAGATTCAACCAGCAACTAGGCTCGTAAGATAATGTCAGTAAGAAACGATATAACAAATAATATAGTGGATATACTAACAGACGCAAACGATCCTAAGCCTATATACGTGACACGCGAGTCAATAGATTTAGAAAATCTAGCAAGACAACAATTCCCGGCAGTAGTCGTACGCAGTGGAGATGAAACTAGAACTGAATTCACAATGTACGGAGAAACAGGTACAAGAAGAAGTATCTTCAATGTAATCTGTCTCTGTTATGTGACAGGTACTAATATAGATCTACAACGCAACGATATTGCAGAAAGAGTTGAGGAGGCGCTAGAAGCAGATAGAACTAGAGGCGGCGTAGCAGTGGATACAAGGCTAACGGAACTAGCAGTGGATGAAGCAATTGATCAACGCTTTGGTTTAATAACTCTTAACTTTGAAGTTGAATACATTTACACAAGAGGAGTGGCTTAAGATGAAAATCAACAAACTACACAAAACTTACGACGTCTCTAACTGGGACCAAGCAAGAATTGACAAGTATCTAAAAGTTGGATACACTTATGTTGAAACAAACGAAGTGGCTCCAAAAGTAGATGCAAAAAAATCTAAAAAAGAAACAAAAGAATCATCAGTGATTGAAGAGTTTGAAAAAGAACTAGACGAAGTCATTGAGGATATTGAACAAACTGACAAAGGAGAAGCATAATGGCAGGTGTAATCAGAGGTCATGATGGTGTTCTTAATATTGGTGGCGTTGCAGTCGCTCAATTAACAAGTTATACTATTGACACAACACAAGATACAGCAGACGCGAGTCACATGGATTCTAACAATAGAATCTTTGTACCTACACTATCAAGTTTCAGTGGATCAGCGGATTTCGTATTTGAAAGTGACGCACAAGGTACTTCACAACACGAAGCAATCCCTGAATTGGATATGTTAAACGTAGCATCCCCAAGTTCTGTAGCAATACAGATCTATCCTGAGGGAACTAATTCCGGTAATTCTGGATTTACAGGCTCTGTAATCATTACTGGTTATAGTGTGACAGGTAGTACAGATACAACCGTGACAGGAAGTCTAACGTTCCAAGGAACTGGCGCATTAACTACAACGCCACAAGCGTAAGGTAGTAAAGTGTCAATACTAGGAATAAGATTGACAGGTGTTGGTATCGCAACACAATTACGCAGAGTGCGAGCCAGTGAGGCTCGCTCTCTTGCTAATACAATCTTCCGTGGGGTAAAAGACAGAACACCCGTTGATACAGGAAGAGCGAAACGTGGCTGGGCTCAACGCAGAGAAGGGCGAGGCTATGTAATATATAATAACGTCCCTTATATAGGTGTACTAGATAAAGGACGACACTTAACAAGCAGAGGTATGCGTGGATCACGTCAAGCACCAAAAGGTATGACAGGTCCCACATTACGAAGTATTAAAAATAAAAGCACAAGGACAACAAGATGACACAAGGTAATCCAGTAATCGCAAAAGCGATAGAACATTTTAAATCACGCAATAGTGACGAGATGAAAAGCATTGAAGTACCTGAATGGGATACAACAATCTATTATAAAAAAATTAGTACATTTAAA